ATCTTCCCCATAGTTTACCCATTCATTACGCTTATCTTCCGTAACTATTGGCGATGTATATGCAGATAATTCTATAACGTGGTTACTAGTCATTTAATATAAATTGATTTGTTGTTGTATTTTCTGTATATCTTCCATCATTTACGCTGTAATCTCTCACGTCTTCAAAACCTAATGAAGTAGTAATTTGAGCAGTGCAAAAGATTTTACCCTTCCAAGTGTATTTATCGATAGTATTGTAAAAAAGTACAGCCTTATATGTATGTCCTTCCTTTAATGCTGGATTGATAGTAATAGTAATAGTGTCATAATAATCTCCCGCCGTAGTATTTAATATTTGCTGTGTTATAACGTTCTGAGTAGTTGTTTGAGCGCAACTTGTTAAACTATTATCATATCCAGTATAAGCACTTCTAGCTGCTGTTGTTAATCCAGACCATGTACCACTATTCGCTACTTCAGTTATATTTGATAAATCATTAAATTTTGTTTCTAATAAATCTTGAGACAGCCATATTTGCGTTCCTATCTTAGTAGTTTTATATATCTTTCCATCGTTACCGATATATGATTGTAACATAGTTGGATTATCAACTGAATTAGTCCCATCAGTTAACAGCAATTCACTAGTTGTTGCATTTCTAACTAATCGAATAGAAAAACCAAATTTATAGTCTGTACTAGTAGTAAGCATATTTCCATGAATTTGACGTGTAGAAACAAAAAACGCATTTGGCTCAAAGTTTATCGTAGAAGTCCAATAGCTTGCTTGATAACCTAAATAATCAAAAACACCAGTTGTTGCGCGTCTATATCCTGAAGGCATACTATCAAAATTATATAAATTAGTTGCATTAGTATTTGGTGCATACCAACAACCATTTAAACCTTCAATAGTGCCAGTTTTTTTTAATTTACCACCAGCTACAGTTTCTCCACCTAAATATGTTATTAATGTTGCAAACTCAGAGGAGGAAGGTACATGCCATAAATTTGTTTGACCATTACCGCCACTTGGATTAGCGATATTTTTCGCGTCAGTAGATGCATACCAATTATATAAATATCCAAATGAAGCTGTTATCTGAGTTTCAGTAATTGTACTAGTTAAATCAATTACTCTAGAAATGTTTGTTTCTTCATCTGTAATCTGTAGTTTATTAGCTCTAGGCAATGCACTTAAATCCGTTAGTCTTTGTGTGACTACGAAACCTTGTGCTGTTGTTATAGGCTCTAATATTATCATATTAATATAACTTAAATAATTACATTTTGTTTTTAATGCAAAAAGGGATGCCGAAATTAATCGACACCCCCTCTTAGCCTAGTGAACTATTTAGACTATGAAGTAACCATTGTAGCACTTGTAAATAACGCTAACATCGCAGTTGATGTAGACGCATTCAAGAAGTTAGCAGGAACTTTCTCATCTGCTACGAAACTCAAAGAATACCCACTAGCAGATTTCATTTCACCACCTGTTGAAATTGTCCCACCTACAACATCTGCACCTTGCTCAAGTCCCATAATGAAGAACTGATCATTGTTTGTTTGAATTATTATGTGAGGCCTACCATAGGAAAGTAATTTGATTTGCTTATGAGTAGCAATATCTTGGTGCTTTAATCTAATGTTTAATTTTTGACTAAAATAAGTAGTGCCAGCATTTCTATCAGAAACTACATCCTGGTCGAATGTATTATCCACACCTTTTAATTCATATTTATACAAGACATCTACATTCGTAATTGCTGTAATCATATCTGTATTTGTAGCGTCATACGTTATGTCCGCTCTTGCTATTTGGTAATTGATGAAGTACACACTTTTGAGTCCTCCGACCTGATCTTTGCATTCTTCGAGTCTTCCTTTCGAAATATCACACGCCATCTTATTGAGTTTTAGTTAGTTATAAAAAAGGGGAGGAGTACATCCCCTCCCCTAGTATTGAAAATTAGCTAGTTTTTAGTTAGCTGCATTTGTGATTCCGTAAGTCACGATATCTGAAACTGAGTGGTAGTTAACTGCGTAACCAGCTCTCATTACGATTCTTACATTGTCATCCCCTAAAGTTTCAGCAGTGTCAATCAAACGTACTTCGTTAGCATCGTTTAACAAACCACAACCAAAGAATAAGTTAGAAGTTTGAGCAACTAACATTTGGTTTGCAGTCAATCCGTTTGCTACGAATAATGGAATACCACCATAAGTTAAATTACCATTATTGTACCATTGTGTCCCTTTGTTGTCAGTACCATTAGAACCTAATCCTGAAGCTCCAAACCCACCTAATGCAGAGATATAAGATTTAGCGATATTTTGAGATACATAGATTTTCAAATCATCAGCTCCGTATACTGCAGCAGGGATAGCTTTGTAAATTTTTTCAAGCTCCTCGATAACGTTAGCAGCTGTTACCGTACCCCCCGACACTTCATTTGCAGTTGGTAAAGAAGCATCAGCAGTTAATAATGTCATAATACCAGCAACTTGTCCATCAGTAGCATTAACACCGTTCCAAATAGATGTCTCGATAGCAGAAGCAACTTTCTCTACTACGAATGCAAGCAAGTAATCAGCAAAAGATTTAGCTAATACTTTGTTTGCAGAATACCCCATTTCTTCAGATTGCCAAGAAGTGATGTAATCTTTTTTACATAAAGATAAATTAACTTGGAAATTCTCTAAAGTCAAAGTACGCTCTGTAATTGTAACTGTAGAAGTAGCAGAGAAATCACAGCTCGCATTTGCAAGAAGCCCGTCGCTACTCAATTTGTTGATTACCGCTTTGTAAGCGATGTTAGGCATGATAGTCATACCTCCGTTTGCTAATGTGTTACCGCTTAATAAAGCAGCTTTAACCCACATTCCTGAATGTTGCCCAGAATATGAAGTCGTTAATGATGTTGTAGTTGCCATAGTTTATTTTATTTATAAATTGTTTCTAAAATGTTGTCGCGAATACTTCTCGCTTTACCTGGTGTTAAGTCGATATGCTCAACTGTTTTTGAATTCTCAGGATTGAACTGGATTGGTTTTGGCTCTTCTGCTAGCTCAACAACCACTTCTTCAGTAACCTTAGAAAGCTCTACAATCTTAGCTTCTAACTCTGCAATCTTTTCTTCTAATGCAGAAAAATGTTGCTCTTCAACTTGTGAACGAACGATCTTTTTTACTTTCGTTTGTTCAGGTGTTTTTTCAGCTTCAACAGGTACTTCTGTTTCTGCTTCTTCAGTGTTCTCTTCAGTAGCTTCAACGATAGAGTCAATAACTCCATCCTCTTTTACTACTAAGATTTTACCATCCGTTAGTTCATATTCACCAACAGGAAGTGGCACAGGTTCAGATTCAGGAACTACGATAAATACGTTTTGTCCTGCTTCAAACATATCAGCTTGAATAGTCGTTTGACCATCTGCTAATACTTGGTCTTCCAACTTCGTTTCTAAAACTTCTGGCTCAATACCTGTAAGTTCAATAAGAAAGTTTTTAACCTTTTTTAAAAGTGTTTCTTTTTCCATACTTTATTAACTTATTATTAAATAGTTTGTTTTAAATTACCCTCTCGCTTCAGAGATAACTCGTTCAACTACAGTGTGATTAACGTTAGATATACTTTGTTGTACATCACTTCCAATTCCTTGTGCTGGTAATGTGCCATCACAACATTCACTAGAGTATTTTCCGTCTTTACATAGACACCCTCTCTTACCACCTTTTGGTGACGCTTTTGAAATTCTTACTTTTTTTTCCATATTTCTTTATATATAATTGTTTATTATTGTTTCTTGGTTTGTTATTTCAGTAGATACATCTGCATTTAAAACTTCATTACCTACTTTAATTATATTTAAGTAACTACTTTCAACATAAGTATAGTCACCTCTTAAATCTTGAATTACTTCTATCATGATAAACAATTTAAAGTTAATTGGCTAATATCAAAACTACAAGCATTAGAAGACGCACCTGAAGTTCTACATGCTTGAATAGTTATAGGTGTTGTATTGCTTGGTAAGTTTGTTGATATAGAACCTTCAACAGTTACGTTATTTTCTAAAGAAGTAGCTTTATAATAAACTACACCTGAATTATAAGGATTGTAAAGTTCAAATACAATAAAGTCTGTTTCAGATGTCCCTGATGGTCTATTTGCACGGAAGTTTGATCCTAAATCTATTTTACTACAAGTTCCAGCACCATCATTATAAAAAACTTGTAAATTAGTGTCAGCAGCATCCGAACCAATACCTATAACATTTAGTAAACTTTCTACAGTAATTGTTGAAGATAAACCTAAAGATGCCGTGTTTGATGTCATTCCGTAAAATTGTCTTGCACCTGAATTGTAAGCACTATCAGAAACGCCAAAAGCTACAGCCATTCTCCATCCCATTCCCACAATATTGAATGCAGATGTTGATCTATACCCACATATACCACTTGCAGCTGGCGTTGAAACACCTATCTTTAATCTTGTTTTTTTTGTTTGTATAGAAGTTGTTGATACCGCAACCGCTGTTGCTGTACCTTGCAAAGTTCCTACCGCTATATTTTCAGCAAGGACTGTCGTGGAGTTATGTTGCGCTCTATATCCCCTAGCAATTTCTGAACTTGATACAATCCAATAATTTTCAGCTAATAATTTAGCGTCAATTTGATTTTCTACAGCTTGAGTCGTTGGGTATTTAGTATTATTTATTGTAGTAAAATCTGTTGCTTTATTTGCTAATAATTCAAAATCTGCTACGTTGTAAATAATTTCTTCTATTCCAGTTGTTGTTCTTGTATATATTTTACCATTAGTGGTATTCATATAAAATTCACCGATGTATAAATCAGTAGCCAACCAAGTGCCATCCGTGTGGTCAGAGCTTGCGGGAATAGTCGCAATACTTGTGCCTTTTTTTATTATGATTCTTCTAGTCTCGTTAGCCATTATTTATAGTGTTTGAATTTTTAGAAACTCCATTTAATCCACCTATCAATTGTGGAACATCTTCATCTTGATTATTTACACCACCACTTAAGATTGTATTTTTTGTTAAAGCATAATTAAAATCACTTAAAGCAATCTTCTTTGGTACATCACTCGTAGCATCGTCTAAATATAGACTGTCCGTACTATCTAGTGTAGTTACATCTTTATACCTTACAAAATATGGTATTTCACTCATAGTTTTTCTAGTAAGTCTTTAATCTCATTTAGTACATCATCTTGCATCTCTAATTGCTCTAATCCATCGTACTTACCCTCAATACTAAATCCGTTAAACTTACCATCTTTAATCCCTTGGTAAACTTCCTCATTGTAAACTTTCATCTTTACAACCCAACTTCCAACAGGTGCATTAAGTTTATAGATATTTGATTTATCGTTCTTACTATCTTCAACTATCCATGACTCAATTAATGCAACACCATCAACATTTTCTGCATGATCTACTGTTACGTTATTTCCGTACAATTTCTTCATGTAAAGTTCTTGAGTCTTAGCAATTGTTTCAGCACTAAACGAAACTGTAAATTCTTTATCTTTTATACGTCTTAATATCTTTTTTTCAGGAACCAATGCAAGACCAATTACTTCACGTTTATTCTCGTCGATTACTTTCATTTGAACTTCCATTTCAGAAAGCAAAATAAAATCTTCCTCAATCGCAGGTCTATCAACAAAACTTATCGCGAAGACACCTTGCTCTTGCTCGTCCTTAATTGTAAGCTCTATATTCTGTAACTTTTCCATATTATTATAACTTATAAAGTAGCATTTTGTATTTTTTTCTTATCTAACATTTGTTGTGTAGTAACATCCGAACCTACAACATACGCTTTTATAGGAGCTTGATTTAATTGCGCTAATTGCGTTTGATTTTGTGAGCCAATAATATTAAAGTTAGGAGTGATAACTTGGTTTTGATTACCACCACCATTATCACCTGAAGGAGTTGATGGCATAGTTATATTTGAACCGCTTCTAAATTCTTGTTTACGAATATTATTTACCATAGCTAATCCACTAGCAGTAACTAAACCAGCAGCAATACCTTTTAAAATTGGACCACCAGCAGTAGCAGAAAAAGCTCCTAATGCAGCTTTTGTTGTATCCATTAAACCGAGTGCAATCTGTGATGCTTTCTGAACCTCGAATGCTCTCTTTTGTTCTTTCTCAGATTTACCAGCAAATGAAGTAGCTAAGTCTCCGATTAGTATTAGTGACTCTCTTACTAACTTCCATTTAGTATCTGCTAATGCTATGGCATCTGCTTTCTCTTTCTCTTTTCTAGCTTGCTCCTCATCGTATGCTTTATTTTGTAATTTTGTTCTTTCTTGATAAATTTGATTATCAATCTCTAATTCCTTATCTCTATTGTCTTGATAGTTTTCTAAACTTGCTTTTCGCATTTCAGCACCTCTTTTTAGAAACGCATCTTCACCATCTTCTAGTTCTTTGTCTTTCTTTGCTTTCTCTTCTTTAGCTTTTTCTTCTCTAGCTTTTCTACCTGCTTCAGCTTTTTCTGCTAGTGCTTTACGTTTTGCCTCAGCCTCTTCACGTATCTTAGTCCTAGCTTCTTCAATCTCTATCAACTTTGCATTATACTCTTCGCTACCTTTTTCTAGCATCTTAAGTTCTGCACCCATCAAACGTAACTTTCTATCTGCTACATCTTTACCTTTTGCCTCTAATAAATCTAGTTCAAATTTCCTACTCTTTAAGAACGCATTTTGTTTAATCTCTTTATCCTTTTCCTCAAATCCTTTGTTGTAAGCATTTGCGATATTTGATCCTACTTTTTTAGCATCTTCATAAGCACCTGAAAAGTCACCTCTGAACACATCACCAATAACCTTTGCTACAGATTTAAAACCTGCAATAATAGCGTCTAATGTACCACTTGCAACCTGACTAAAATTCCTAAAAAAGTCACCAATCTTTTTGAAAGCTGGAAATGATTTTTCAACCCATCCTGTCAACTCTTTCCAATTGCTTACGATCAATCCGATTGCCAAAACTATTAATCCTATTCCTGTAGATCCAATTGCCGTCTTTATAGTTGCAAATGCATTTTTTGCTATTGCCCCTAAATTTTTAAATGATTGAATACTTGCCGTAACGCCATCAATACCTTGCGCTAATGCCATGGCGGATTGTACTTTCAGAAGTTGTTCCTGTAGTTGTTTACTCTCAACACCAACTAATCCTAACGCACCTTCGTATGCTTGAAACCCATTTACAACACCGCTTAAAGCACCACTTAAAGCAGTGAATTTAGCGTCAGGATTAAATGCGTCTGTAAGTTCTTTTGCATCTCCAATAGCGTCCTTAAGTTCAGCGGCACGTTTAGCAGCATTGATTGCCTGTGCAGAAGCAGCACCAAACTTTTCAGAAAGTGTTTGTACTTCTTGTTGCGCTTCCTTTAATTGTGCTTTAAG